TTAGATCACTCCTTGTTTCATCATCTTGATTACATCATACCATGAGGGAGATTAATTGTCAATAGAAAAATGCAGGGTCCCGAAAAAATCTGGGGTCCAACCTCCGAAGCCGCTGCCTCGTTTCAGCTTACGAAACATTTTTCGAGCGGTTGTGCCTAGAATAGTATCATTATCAAAAGTTGCAATGATTCGATCTGGCTCAGGTGCGCTATGTTTCTCAACAATTTCATAGCCTTCGGTTGTTTGATTGTATACATACATAATAAATTCTCCTATCGCTTTGAAATATTTTGAGAAATTTCTGTAAGATAATTTCCTACATTTTGGATAATCCATGGATTCTCATGAATGTAGAAACCAATGACGAAACCGCATAGAAAACAAATCACATTAAACATAATTAATCTCCTTCCTCTTTCACCTTAATTCGACGCAATTCATATTGAGCACGATCAAAAACTCCCTTCCAGAAAACTTTTCGTTCGATGCTATCAGGTGCACCTACTTGATGTTCTTCTGCAAAGAGAGTTTTGATCTTCCATCCCTTTTTGTATGCAGCTGCCAAGTCAGCCATTTTTATGTTTCTCCTTACGAGAATACATCTTTTTAGATTTAGTCACACGCTTTCGAAACTTCGGGCTACGAAGGTCCTTAGCAATAAAGTTTCGAGACATTTTATTTCTCCTAAGCCGCTTTCTTTTCACTGATTGAAAGTAGTACAGGCTTGATACGATTTAGAGGAACTTGTAGCTTACGACTCACACGATCCATGATGTCCATATCATCACCACCCTTGCGGTAGCTATCCTGTACAGCCTTAATTAGTTCATCATAATTTGTAACCATGACACTATCTCCTCGTTTCATTCTTATTATATATATCACGCTTCCTATTTTATGTCAATACCTTTTTCACATATGGACGAATTTTGTTTTTATTCAATGCGTCCTTGAACCATTCATCATAGGGAAATTCATTTACTGCAGCTGCCGCTGGATAATAATTTTCCCATGCAAACTCTCGAAACCAACCACTAGTGATACTTGTGCAAACCTTTGAAAGAGCCATCAGATAAGCTTTCTTCGGTTCGGGCTTGAAATTGAATGGCACCAATGAACGTTCGATAGCTAGAACCATACTTTCTTCAATTACAGCTGCCAATTGATCAAAATATGGAAGGTTTTCAAATTCAAATAGTTCACGGGATACCTTCACCTCATCTACTAGGAATTTCTTATATGCTGGTGTATAATTCAATGCAACTGCTTCATGAATAGAATCGTGATCATAAACATAATTGATTCCATCATCATTGAAAAATTCACCACGAGTTACGTTCAATTTTGGATGACCATAATCATACGTAGCCTTTTCTCTAGCTTTAAACCATGGAAGATAATAGTGAGACACTTCTTTTGGATGAACTTGTCGTAGGATATGAATATCTTCCATTGTCTTAAGAAATGCTGGAGAATTCTTAAGATAACGATGACTCATTTTTAATGCATATAGACCACCAATAGATGCAAATACACTTGTATTGCCTAGAGATTCTTCCAGTGTAAGAAACTGTTCTGCCAAATTGCCATCTTTAGCAATTTCAGCCTCGATAATCATTTCATTTTCAAGAAAATAAATGACTTTATTAGTTTCTTTTTGATTTACAATTTTAATAGCTGTTTCAGAATCATTGCAAACTTTAAGAACAAAGGCATCTGCCATTTCTTGTGATGCAATAATATCAATATCCAAAGGTTCTTTATAACGAACTTTTGATCCAAAATGATGGATTAGAGCGTGAGAACCAATGATTTTGAACATAATATAAATTTCCTTTGGGAGGCGAATTAACCCCTCCCATTATAATGTCTAACACTGTTCAGAAGATGAAACCCAACCCTCATATGAGGAATTCCACTCATTATCAGCTTTATTCGTTGGGTAATATGTGCCACCCATACCATATTCTAGTGAAAAATCAAATTCTAGACCATACTTCTCTGCAATTTCTTCTGCTTCTCTGATAGCTGCATATGCTACAGATAGTTTATCTTGAATTAGCTTATTGCCATCTTTTTCTTTACGATCTTTAAGAACAGAATTAGCCGACTTGACTAGATTATCAAGTTCATCTAGAGATAGGGTGTTTAGATCAATTTTAGCTACAGTCATTTTATTATCCTTTTCCATTTTAATATTTTCATTTACTGAATCTTTTCCAGACTTGTTTACAGGTCCAAAATACATTTCGGAATAACCAAACACTAGGGCATAATCAAACACCCAAGCATTACCAGACACACGAGCACGTCTTGGTCGTCACCCAAGCATTATCATACACTTCAGCATAACCAAATACTTGGGCATTATTAGACACTAGTGCATTATCATAAACCCAAGCATTACCAAATACTCGGACATTGTCACCCACCCAAGCATTACCAAATACTCGGGCATTATCAAACACTTGGGCATCATCAAACACTTGGGCTTTACCATACACCATGGCATCACCAGACACTCGGGCATTACCAAACACTTGTGCATTATCAAACACTTCGGCATCACCATAAACCCAAGCATTACCAAACACTTGTGCATTACCAGATACTCGGGCATTACCAAACACACAAGCATCTGGACCCACATAAGCGGTGTCGGCTACGATAGTAGTATCAGCAACCCAGCCACCACCATTAGGATGCTTGTGGACAAGAACAGGACCATTGCCGTCATTGAAATCAAACGTTGTCATATCACTCACTCCGTCTCATTCATCATCTCTATTACATCATAGCATCGTAGATATTAATTGTCAACGAAAATTTTTGAATGAGTCACGATTAAATTTCTCCTCCTCCAATCTCTGACCGAAATCCGAATTATCCATGACCGATCGGTCAACGGTATCTCCTGACAGGTCATCTTGGGCAGATTGTTCTACATCATACAACCTCATTCGTGATCTGTCAACCCCTATAACGAATCGTTTGTTCAAAGTCACATCGTTGAGTCGGTTCTTCAGTTGTTTAACCATAAGTTGATTCAGTTCGGATAATTCTTCACTTGTGACTAATGCAAACATCAAATCGACAGTGGCAGGCAAACCGAATGACTCACTAGTATCTTCTAATCCAGGGTCGGAATTGGCATAACCAGAACGAGTTGTTTGAGTTGCAGTAACAATTGGTAAATCCCATTCTACTGCTAAGCCTCGAAGTTCTTCTGCAATTGATTTGATATAGAGATAGGTATTTACATTAGAACCATATTTCAATCGTTGTGAACACATGATGTTTAAATAATCAACATAGATGATATCAGGAACAAAATTTCTTTTCAAACGAAGTTCATTTAATAGATAACGAATATGACCAACATTTGCAGTAGCCGTTGGATATTCTTTAATAATCAATTTGCCATTAGTTTTAGTTCTGACACGATCTACTTTTCGTTCATATACATCTTTTGTTAATTCTTCTAATTCACCAATAGGAACATCTAATAGGTTAGCATCAATACGTTGGGCAATTCGTTCTTCTGCCATTTCACAAGTAATATAAAGAACATTTTTGCCATCCATTAGATTAGCAGCTGCCATATGACACATTGCTAAAGATTTACCGACGTTTGTTCCAGCTAGAATACAAGTCAATGTCTTTTTAGGTAAACCATTACCAGTAATTAGATTGAGATATTCCAGATCAAATGGAATTCGACTTTCAACTTTATGATAAAATTCGAATCGTTGTGTGAAATCTTCAATCCAATCATGCCCAATATGATGATCGAAACTAATAGATAAGGCATTACTTAAGATTTCTGGTATTGCACCTTTCGACAAGTTTTTTTCTTTTCCGTTCAAAATTTGAATGGATTGCATGATTGCATTGTGTACAGCTTTTTCTTGACAAAATTCTTCCGTCTTATCCAATAACCATTTATCATCTTTTTCTTTTGAATTCAATTCATTAATATATTCAACTGTATTTTTATGGAGAGTTTCATTTAATGGTAGATCATTGATTGTGATAGCTAAAATCTCTATACTTGGTAGAGTATTATACTCGTCGATGTGTGCTTTAATTGTTTTGAAGATAGTTCGGTCTGTTTCATCATGAAAATAGTCTTCCATAAGAAATGGAAGACTTTTTCTGCAATAATCTTCGTGATGAATTAGATTAGATAGGATTGCTGTCTCTATTCTCATTCTGTTCCTCTAATTTGTTAAGGGATTCAATAATAATTGTTACTAAAATATCTCCTATATACTCTTTGTCCACCTCAAGTAAGCTATCTCCAATTTGATCAAATTGAAATGATAGAGTTTCAAAATCAGGTGCGACTGAAATATCATAGTATTCAACTATCATATTAGCATAGGGAGACGCATCTGTAAACTTAATTAATATACCATCTTCTCTATTTTTTTTTAAATTGTATTGGAAATGAGAAAGGTACTTTTTAAATTCATCCAGATCAATCAATTTCTACTCCTAATTCTAGTAATGAATTTTTTAAAGCTTTCTGGTTTTCCTTTAATTTTTTCTTAAATATTTCTTTTATTTGGTGTTGTTCGCTTTTTATTAAATCTGTCATTGGAATATAAATTGAGTGAAAATTATCCATATTAATTGTTAGATAATTTGACCCATCTTCTTTCATAGTTTCAATTAATTCTAATTGAAACGAAATCATTTCATAATTTTCAACTAAGATTTTAGCTTCTTTTAAATTTTTAGCTTTCATCGAGTCTCCTTAATAACTTATACATAATTGGTGGATTGAAATCATTATTTACCACTATTAACTCTCTAGCAAGAATATACAGTCATAGTGATTCACTTTTAATTGATCGATATAAAGCCCAAAATAGAATTCCATTGCATAGATTATCACCATTCATATTTTGAAGAAAATTATTCATCAATTGTGTCATCATCTTCCTTAAATTATTCATCAATTGTGTCATCATCTTCCTCTTCGATAGGGGCTTCACCAATGCCATATTGAAATTCTTTATTACAGGCTAATTCTAGTTTTTCCATTACATCTGGTGTAAAATATTTCTCTGGATTGTTATAAATTGCTTTCTCAAATGCTTTAGTTCCATCAGGGAACTCATATCGTGTTGATACCTTCTTAATAATATCATACTTTTCAGCAATTGGCAATAGACCATAATAACGATCTAATCCCTTTTCATAAGACAATCGAACAGATACCATTTTGTTTTCTTTTGTAAATCGAGATTTTACAGCCCGAACTTTGATAATGTTTCCAACTACCTCAGTACCATCTTTGTCCTTTGCTTTTGAAAGGAATAGAATAGTAGATGCAGAAAACTTCAATCCTGAACCACCACTCATTTCCTTTGTTGGAACATAAGAACCAACTACATCATATACATGATTTGTAACTAATAACGATACACCAGCCTTAGCCAATTTCAAGTTCAATACTCTAAATGTAGCCTTCAATAATGCGGCACGAGACATATCTTTAGTCTCTTTACCTTCCATTGTGTCTTCAACTTCTTTTGTGGTACTTAACTGACCCATTGAATCCAAAACCATAATTAAAGGAGGTTTTGTTTTATATTTCATATACTTATCAAGTAGTTGTAATGCATTATGTCGAAATTCTTGGACGGTTGAAGGTTCTGAAAGGATTAGTCTGGATGGATCAATTCCTCTATCGAGCATCATTTTTTTAGTGATGGCTGATTCTGTATCATTATAATTGACGCCGGCTAATGGGTCTTTTTCTAGAAAACTAGAGACAATTCCTAATGAAAAGAATGTTTTACCTGTAGCTGGATCGCCGGCTAAAGCTGTAATTTTATTGGCAGCAATTCCTCCATACATACTACCAGAACATAATGCATTTAGAGTATATGATCCAGTATCAATCCATCCTGTGATCTCTGAACTATTACCCCCATCAGATAATAAAACAGTGTTATCATTATTTAATTCTTTTACCAAATTCTTATAAAAATCGTTCATTTACTCTCCTTATACTTTTAACCAATCTCTATTTTTTTCTGGATATTCTTCTTTTATTACATTTAAATTAATAATTTCAAATGAAAATTCATTTTCTAATGTTAAATTATTTCCACCATTAAAAGTCCAATACCAATCGTGATGGATTCTTATTACTTTATTCAAAGGTCTGACAATGAAATCATAATAAACATGACCAGCATTATCCGAATCATATATCCATTCATCATTTTTAACCATATTTAAAAAGAAATTGACAATTTCAAATACAGTAGTCTCTTTCCATTTTCCAGGATACTTCTGTCTAAAGTCATAATATTCAATTTTCATTAAAAAAACTCCCATCTAGAATGGCATTTACATTATCAATCTGTTTTTGAATAATTGGACCTCTATTTGGCCAATCAATATATCTCTGATTTTGTGTTCTATGTAAACTATTCAATAATGGCATTACAATATCGGCTAATGCTTTAACTTTCTTATTAGCTAAAACATCTGCATATTGTTTACGTTCTTCCACTACATTCTCATTATCATAAATCAATGATAAGAGTTTGTCAACCTTTTTTTCTAGATTTTTAAGACTATCTAGTTTCTTTTCAATACGAGTTTCTAAAGCCGACAAGTCTTCCTTCTCAGCTACGATAGGTTTCTTAATAGAAGAATCTTCGTCTATTACTCGTTTCTTATAAGTCTCTTCATCGACGGCACTAAAGCCGAAATCACTTACCCAGTCAGTCATTCGAAAAAACCCTCCAATGTATTTTGATTTATAAAGTTATATGTTGGATCGACCCATTGAATTCTACCATCACAATTTTCATGCCATACAAACCATGAAAATGCTAACATTCCACCTATCTGTTTTTTGAAATTAGGATCATCAAATTTTTCTTCATCAAAATTAATACGCGAGGAGAAAACTAAAACATCGGGTCTAGTCTTACTTAATAATGAATATCTTTTAGAACTTTCTAGAAAAAACAATCGTTGTAGGATTGCTAGAAATTTCACTTCTTTCATTGATCGTTCTATTAATAATTCTGCAAAATTATTAGCATATGGTGGATTAGTTATTATTCCATTACAATTATCTGGAATATTTGTTTCAAAATAATCTTTACCAAACTCTATATCATTAACTAATGGATTAGAATATTCAAATAATTCTGTTGAAATTACCTCATAATGATGTTGTTTTAAAATAGATGAAATCCAACCTCTACCAGCACATGGTTCCCATATCCTCTTAGGAATTATATCTTTGAAATAATATAAAAGGGCTTCAGTAGCAATAGGAGGAGTAGGATAATAGTCATTTTCTTTTCTTTTTTCATCATTAGGATTTATTAAAAATGGATTTATTTTATTAACCAAAGAAATTCTCCAATGTATTTTGTTCTTCAATTGTCCATCCCATTGCATTAATTACTGGCAATATAGGATCAATGAACGCTTTTTGAAATTGTGTTTCAAAATCAATGTATTTTTGTAATCCCGTTTCTTTAGGAAATACTGTTGCAAAGCCAAATACATTTTCCTGTATCGGATTAGGAACTATCATATACATGAATTTCATTTTCTCACCATCCTTAATCTCTTCATATACTAACTTATTATTCTTAATCAACTCATTATATAATAATGCAGCTCTTACATGAATAGGTGTTCCCTTTGTATATGATCCACCACTTGAACGATATTTTGACAAATCACTAACACCTCGAGGAAATGCCACATCCTCAGGTGCTAACTCATTGAATTTATTTCTATATTCAAGTATTTGTTTTTGAATAGTTTTTTGGTCAGATTTCATCATAAGCTTAAATAGTTCTTCAATCCATTTGCGGCAGATTGCAGGAGTTGAGGAACGGACGGCTTCAATTCCGACAATTTTGAGTACAGGTTCTTTATATCGAACTCCTTCACTATCTAGAACGTGGGCAATATATCGTTTTTTGGCTGTCCAAACGGCTTTATCGGCAATGATTTCTCGTTTCATGACCATTTTGTTCTTATTTGCATTCATTGTATATTGCAATTGAATGAATGCTTTTTCAAGTTCATTTTCAATTCTTTCTGTAACCTTATCACAGAAATCAACAATCTTCTGTGTTTCTGCACCATCAGGAAATACAGCTTGAACTAATTTATCTAAGGTAAAGTAAACAGAATCAGTATCACATGCAATAACATAATCAATATCATTAGTCTTCAAGACTTTATTTAGATATTTGTTAATAGTATATGCTGCCCACTGAGTAGTTAACTGACCTGTCACAGTGATAGCTTCTGCCACATCAGCATTAAAGAAACGGAAATACTTATTTGCCATGGCACCATATAAACTATTCAAAAGAATCTTAATTGCCATCTGCATTGTATTAAAGATTGAAATTTCTTTGTCAATAAGATCACTCTTATTCAATTCTTTTTCTTTCTTTTTTTCAATCATTTGATTTTTAATGATTACACGTTCATCATATAGACTTTCAACAATTTCTGGAATAATTCCTTGAATGTCTTTTCTAAAACATTGACCAGTTGCTGTCATAATATGATCAGAATTATGCAACAATGCATTATTATTCATTAATACTTCTAATACATCACTAACAGTATGATGGTATAATTTAGGAATAGTAGTTTCTGGGCTCATATTATATTGAATGATAAGATTTGGATATAGAGAATTCAAATCAACAGATACAACCCATTTATGTAATCCTAATTGTGGGTCCTTTACATATCCACCCTCAATACTACGATATGATTTATTAAGAGAAAATGGAATTACCACTCCTCTTTTCAAAAACTCATTATACAAATAGGCATCCCAAATACCTACTGTACCTAGTGTTTCTTTTAATGTACATTTTGCCTTATAAGCTAGTGTATATACTAATTGTAATAATCCTAATTTTTCATCAAGCCTTTCAACTAGTGTAACGTCATGAATGTTATATTCAATATACTTTTGATAATTACTTAAATATAATGTATGAAGATTGCCATATTCACTATAATCAAGTTTATTTTCTTTTAATACTACATGTGCAATATTGTCTAATTTATAAGAATCTTGCTGTCCTAAAGTATTCAATGTGAACTTTTTGAATAGATCAATATAATCAAGTTGTGTAATTCCGACAATATTATATCGATGTTTAATCTTTCCAGTATTCATTTCAAAATGATCATCATAAACCTTTTTCCATGGTGACAGACGATTAGTTGCTTCTTCTCCTAGAACTTTTCTCATTCTATTCACTAGATATGGAATATCGAATAGTTCGGAATACCAACCAGAGACAATATCTGGATAGTGATCTGTCCAATATTCTAAGAAATCTGCTAATAAATCAAATTCGTTCTTACAAAGGCGATAAAGAACTGGTTTATCAATTTTTGACACATCGACTGGATGTAATCCCCAGGTGTGATATTGATTCTTATTACTATCTTTAATTGTGATAGCATTGATTTCATAGTTTGCTTCATTTGGTTCTGGGAATCCATCTGGTGAACCAACTTCCATATCAACAAATCGAACACAGATTCGTTTTGGATCAAACTTAATCTTATGTGAAAACTCTTGACTAATGAATTGATGGACATAATTGGTAGTTCCATAAACTTGAAAATTAGAGACGTCTTTATAGCGATCAATGAAATCTTTAGCAACACTCATTGATTCTTGTGGAACACTACCTGCTAAACGACCATCCATAGTTTTCATATCACCTTTTGATGATGGTATCCAGAATACTGGTTGAAATTTAACTTTATCTTGAATTGGCTTATTGTCTTTATAACCACGATAAAGAATATAAGAACCAACACGATCAATATTTGTATAAAATTTCAATATATGTCTCCTTTGTTTAAACAAAAATAGAGGAGTATTTCTACTCCTCTATTCTAGCATGATTATCTAATCTGTCAATGAGATTTTGTTAGATACTCATTAATCTTTTTTCCAAAAACTAAAGTGACTCCCAATAATGTAATTAGAGTCATATAGCCTATGAAAAATATTGTCCCTGGTTCCATTGATTATTTCCTTTAATTTAAATATAGATGTAAAAGAGGTAGAGAACGTCTGTTATTAAGATATTCCATACGTCTTTTTAAATCGGCATGATCAATGGACTGAGAAAGATATTGTGATTCCCAGGACTGAAATAGAGTTTTAAACCAATCCGATATCATTATTCTGCTTCCTTCACTTCAATCTTTTTTGCCTTCTTTGATTCAGGAATGATGTTTTCTAGAAACACTTTTAGCATTCCATTAACCAATGTTGCATCTTTAACTTCTACGGTTTCAGCAACATTGAAGGTGCGAGTGAAGGCACGATTAGAAATGCCTTTGTAAAGGTAACTATCGTTATCATCATTGATTCTACCAGTAATTCGTAATACATCACCGTCTAATTCAATTTCGATATCAGACTTTGAAAAACCAGCAACAGCTAATTCGACCATATACTTGTTATCATCCACTTTACGGATGTTATATGGTGGAAAGCCAGTTGGCATAGCTTTAGTGAATGTATCGAGTTGATTGAATAGACGATCAAATCCAACGAAAAATGGAGCGACGTTCTTTGGTAGTGTCATATATATACCTCCTATAAGTAGCAAGGTTGATTGTATACTCCCTTAATAGGCGAGTATCATTCCCACTATGGGAATTCATTGTTATTTAGTCGTTACAGACCACATAATTGTTTTGGACACGGCAATTGAATCGTGACTGTGGTGCACCATTGCCATTGGGCATTACGTACGTATTACCTCCACCTTGACTATTACCCATACTATCAATTCGATGACCATTACGATCAATTCGACGACCATTACGATCAATCATGATCTGATTGTTATCAATACGGTCAGAATTTGTATATGGTAGTGTTAGTGAGTTGCCTAGAAAACCACCCACTAGAGCGCCACCAAGAGCGCCACCAGCGGTTGCAATAGTCTTGCCTAGACCATTACCAATCATTG